CCGTCCTGGCGGCGCTATAGTAGGGTTGCGCTTCATTCGCAGCGGCGTTGGTTCCGGCGATTCCAGCGTACTGCTCGGTATTAACTGGGGCGACGAATTCGCCTCCATATTGTTGGAAAGGAGTTTGAGCTGTTTGTTCAGCTCTTTGGTTCACGGCCTGATATTGGGCAAGCACTTGAGGTGGCACCGCCACGCTCTGAGTACTCGTAGCTGTCTTGCCTCCCACGTTATGCTCCTACCTCATGTCCGCCCGTGCGTCCGCCATACACCCAATAGCTTCCGGCGGGAGGGCCTAACACTCGCTCATACAACTTGACCTTCTGCTGAGTGTTGATAGAAGAAAAAACACCGATGATGAGTTTTAAACCAAGCTTGTCAGCCACCGACTTTGAAAACTCACAAAGCTTCGTGGCGCGCCCACCCTTGGCTGCGCGATGATCAGGGTGGACGAATAGAACCAACTCCTCTATACAGGGCTCCTCTGTGTAGTGGAGCGTCCCGATCTGCAGCACCACCATTCCCTCAATCTTGCCGCCGTTCTTGCCGATACAACCAATCAGTCCATGTTGCAATTCCAACTTTGGCCAGATAGTCCTGGCGAGCAGCAATTGGCTTGCATTCATCACGCCGTTTTCTCTCGCGGCCATGATGGCGAGTTGCATAATCTCGTCCATATCGGCTGTGGTGCCGAGGCGGATTTTGAGGTCATCGTAAATGGAGAGGGTTAACGACATGGTTAGTCTTTACGTGGTGGCGCCATCTTTTCAAGCTTCCCAATGTGCTCCTTGCGAATCTTGAGCACGAAGTCATCGAGCACGCGATGACCCCTATCCATATCGCCTGCGCCAACCTGCTCGACATGATGTGGCGGGATCACCCATTCGCCCCCCGCCGCCACGATCGGCACGCCCGAAGCCTCACCGCCACGCGCTTTGCCAATCCGTTGACTGAGTTTCTCAAGCGCAGCACGGACGCCGGGATGCAAGGGGAGTTTCTTCTCTGCCTCAGATGGCTTGATCCAAACCGCACCATCATGCTCATCATTCAAGTTAGGACTGAAGCGAGGAGAATGCGCTTTGAACGTTGTGAATTCAACACCTTGGCGTATGCTGTGCATGAAAGGAGAGAGTCCTCCCTCGTGGGAGTAGCCGGCTTCCTCTTCCGTCTCGCGCCGGGCTGCTTGTTCAGGGGTTTCGTCCTTTTCGAGACCTCCGGCCGGAAGCGCCCATTCGCCCGAGTGATCCTTACCCGCGCGGCGCATCAACAGCACCTCTTTCTCGGGTGAGACGAAGAGGATGCCGGCGGCACGACGTTCAACCTTTCCTCCGGTTGCACGCGGCATTTGCGCTCCGTAGGGACCTCCGCGCTGCTCGTAGGGATCCGACGAGCGGCCATATGGCTCGCCGCCGAACATCCGGCGCAGGACTTTGAAGCCGGCGAGTGTATTGTTCTCGCCTAGGTGCGAGACGCAATCGGCGGGCAGCACGTAAGAGCCGGACTCAACCGTTATCGGCAGATGGTCGGTGCGACCGGCGACGGAGCTGTGAATCGGCCCGGAGTGGAACTTGTGGACGGTTGAGCCGCCTTCGGCGCGCTTCTTTCGGCGCGCGACATCGAGCGCGGCGGCAATTGCTTGAGCTCGCGGATGGCCGGCCGCCTCCATCTCTTCTATGTTGTGACCGACGTTGCGCTTTCCGGGAAGGAGTGGCATTACGAGAAACTCCCGCTGACAGTCTGACCTGTTCCGGGGACAATCGTGATGCCAAAACTCGCCGGCAGGTTGACGACATAAACACCCACAGTGGTCGGAATCACGAATAGCGGCTTGGTCGTGGTTCCAGTTGCCGCACTGTCGTACACGGCTCCAGCCGCAGAGCCAGCCACAATGACGCTGATATTCGCAATACGTCCCGCCGATGTCTTCACGACCGTTGCAGCAGTCAATCCGGTGAAGTTCTGCGCGCCCTGGACGTTGAGATAAGTTTGCGCGAGCGAGCTGACTGCAGTGACCGCGTTCTTTAACGCAGTCAACAGATCGGATAGCGATACACCTCCTGTCTGTGGTTGAGGTTGGGCAGCCATCAAAATTTCCCGTCCTGACTGTAGCGATATCGAAGCGCACCGATACGCCAGAAGCTTCCCAGATCGCTGCTCGATATCCTGATGGAGACCAGCCGTCCCCGCAGTCGAGTGTTGAAATACTCCGTAGCCTGGGTAACCGAATAGGGACCATACACAGTCGGCGTGTCGCCAGGATAATCAACTACGTAAAAGGCGATCTGCACTGTGGCTGTCTGTGACTGCGAAAGCCTGCCCCACTTCATGTCCGGCCAGATCAAATCAATAAAGGTCTTCAGGTCCCCTTCTGCAATCGCGAAGTACCCGCTCTGGAAATACGGCTGCATGGCCTGCAGGTCTGCGTCGTTCGAAGTCTCATGCTGATATAGCAGCCCCGTCACCGGATCGGCGCCGATGGGCGGTCCCAACACCGACTGATCAACCCAGGCGGTACGGGCTAGAGCGCCGTAGTCCCAAATGTTGAGCGGAACGGTGTACTTGACATAGGAGTCAATCTCACCGGTTCCAGCAGCCGATGGATAGTACCAAGTAATCTCACCGAACAGCGAATTCACGGCCACACGGATCTTGTAGAGATTGGCGGTCACCGGATGTAGGTTCTGGAATACAACATCCCAGACCGTGCAGGGCAATATCTGTACGCCAGCCCCACTGAGAGTAAAAAACTGCGATGGCCCCATCCAGTATCCGATCCCGTTCATGAACGCCGCGCCCTTGCGCGCGATGAGGCCGCATCCGGAACCAATCTCGTTGAATGAGTAGATATACGGGGGACCTATGTACTGCATCGACCAGGCGTCAATATCGGTCCATAGGATCGCTTGTTGCGGTCCCTGTAGTCCTCCGACGATCCGTGAGCCTCGGGGGATGCGATAGGAGCCCGCCTGGTTGGTCGGTAGCGCGATCCACTGGTTGAAATTGTTGACGTCGCACCAACGTACGAGCAGCGGATCTTGGATGCCAGTCTGAGTGCTACCCCACGCCACAATCTGGCGCTGAGGCATCGCAACGAAGGCGCCATCGTTGACTGGAGGAGCTGCCGTGATAATCGTCGAGCCGGTCGCGCTTTCTTCCCATTGAAAGAGCGGTTGGAATGGCGTAGTTCCTGGCGTCAGCGTCTGATCCGCGCAGGCGATTAGGATCTCGCCCCAGTTATCCAGCGTCCAGTCGTTCGCGGTGATCCATGTGCCTGAGGCTGGTGATACCGCATTACCTGTGCCATAACCGCCTGCCCCGTAGGCTCCAGCGCCGTAGCCAATACCTCCCGGAATCGTGCCGTAGCCGTAACTATAGATGAGGTGCGCGTTGCCGCCATTCAGCGTGCCGGAGGTCGAAGCGTTGGCCGGATTACCGCCAATGATCGTGAAGTTGCTCGAGTCCACGAGCGACTGCACCACGTAGTTTCCATACAGCGCGATACCACCGATAGTGGTCTCGACCAGCACGGGAAACGTCGTGCCCACCTGATAGGTGTAGTTCGGCAGAGTGACTGTAACCGTCAACGATCCGCTGACAGTCGTGAACACTGGCAGGACAGGTGACGTAGATGAACTCGTGGCCGGAAGCGGATTCCCCAGGATATCGGTCGCCTGTACCGTATAGGCATTATTGCTCAGCAATCCGCACTGGTATAGACCGAACAACACCACGCCGCCCACGCTGATTTGGGTTGCGATGTAGACCGAGTCGTAGCCGGTGATTCCGAGCGTCGTGTTGTCGGTGAGTGTGACAATTGAGCTGCCGGACGTCGTGGCAACAGCAGGAGCGATGTCCTCAGAAGACTGTTGAGGTGTAATATTTTGCAGGATGCCATTGGTAATTACGCCCAAGAGGGCGTAACCGTTGGACGTCGTTTCCGTTCCTACTGCAAGATGCGTGTTGAGATTCAGATCTTCCCAGGCCCACAGAGCGCGGGCGATGGCCGGCATAGGTTGGCCAAAAAATCTGCTCCAGCCGCCCAGCTTCTGCACAAGTGCGATGCCGTTTCGATCCGGCATGAAGCGCACAAGATTCGTGGATGAAATACCGGAATTTTCGTTGAGCGCGGCGGTTTCCTGCGTGTCAACTCCCGGCACAAGTCTGAGAACGGCGTGCGGCATAGATTACCGAGTGGGTGTTGCCGTCACAGGCGTCGAATAGGCAGAGTAGCCGCTACCGAGTCCTTTCTTCCGATTCTCCTCCGCAATGGCACCCGCGAGCAGTGTCCGGTACTGCTTCTCGTAGTTGACGGGCATCCCAGGATCATCACTGTTGGCGCTAAAATTACGTTGGTAGGCGCTGATGAAGACCATGCTCGCCGTCAGCAACAAATCGGGCAGCCATTCCGAAATGTAGGTATAGGACGTGTTCGCAAGACCCGCAGATGCAAATTGGTACAGGGATGGCATCCGTATAACGCCTGTCACCCTCACGGGGTAAGCAAAGTTGGGTGCAGGTCCCAGAAGTACATTGACATTGGTGTTGGCGCCGTCTCCGAAGTTATCCCCGTACATGGCGTAGTATTTCGGCATTCCCGTACTGAAAACTCCCGAATAGCAATTCTGTATGAACTCCTTGGATACCTGAATCAGTGGCGTGCTGTTGACAACAACGTTATTGCTGACTTGGGTCCACTCTAGTGTCTCGATAACCAGAAAATCGTTGACCGGTATCTGTAGCAAATTGTTGCTGACCGTCAGTGCATACGTGTTCGATGATCGTGCTTGCAGTGCGTCAATATCGCGCTGAATCCGAGCTTCTGCATACGACAAAATCTGCGGGAGTACAGTTTGCAGTGGTGCATCGACGAATCCCCATACGCCAGAATTATTCTGCGTCTGAGCAACGGCCATGACTCCAACGGCCTGAACCCAGGCATTGAAGGACAGAGGATTGAGCGCCGGAGCAGTCATTCAGTCACCTGCGGTATCTGACTGGATCCGCGTGGCAAGCCCACTAAGCACGTGATCATGCGTGACATTGGCGTCAAGAGCGAAGCTGCGGCGACGGAATTCGCAGTGGTGTACACAAAGGCGATTGGCGTGTACATCACGACGCTGAAGAATCCACAGGCATTGACGTCCGACAGTCCCTGAACTGCGATCTGATCGTCATTGCTCAAGTTGTGGGGCGCCGAGCAGCTCACATAGATTGTCGTGGTGCCGTTGGAAATAACCGATAGGGCTGGGATTACGCCGAAGGCTTTCTGCACAGTGCCGTCATACGGCATGATCGCATTGATATCGAGACCGGTCGGGACGCCTATTGGGCCAGTGTTGTAAGGAATTTCGGCTGCGTCGAAGTTCTCCGGGCGCGGTTGCCAGACCGGGACTGGATCTGCGGGCAGCTGAATTGCACGGAGCTGCTCTTGCGGTGTATCCAAACATCGCCTGCATACGCGCAGCCAAAGATTTTGAAGCGCTGTGCCACGCCAATCGAATTGCCACTGCAAGTCAGCCAGTGTGTACCAGATGCCGCACCTATCACAAACGCCTTGTGCCTGCGGATTCTTCGCAGAGACTCTCGCGCGACCCGCCTTACTGGCATAACTCATCGGTAATACCCGGCAGTCATTGGTGATATGTAGGTTTGCGCAGTTTCGATGTTCTGACGACTCGCGATTCCCCACGACTCGTCCGCCATCGCCTTCAGTCCCACCGCTCTTTCTGGCGCCCAGATAGCAGCCAATCGGGTTGCAAGTCCGAACACGTAAGCTTCTAAGAAATAAGTTGGAATCTCCACACTTAGCCCATTCTTGAACTCCGAGTCCTGCGTCTGCCTCAGCCGGTAATAGCTGAAGGAGGCCTGCTGACCATTCGGGACCAGCCACAATGTCACGGTCGGAGACAGCAACCGATCGAACCACGCTACTGTTGGTGCACCCTGCTGCTGTTTGTTTGGGTAGTTCGCGTATTCCGTGCGGCTGATCGGCGTCACGATCCGGTCAATGTTCTGCTGCCCATTGCTGATCGTGTAATACATGTCTAGCATCACGATGGTGTTGCTCGGAACATCGTACGTCGCCTGTCCTTGGATCAGCGGAACAGTTTGGAGGTCGACCTGCCATAGATTGACGCCGTCCGAACTCCATCGTCCCATCAACATGTTGGTCGCCATGCGAGCATCTTCCATATGCTGTTGGGTAATCGCTGTACGCCGAACTCCACAGAGACCAAAAGCGTATAACACGGCTTCGCCCATCGAGGGCGCGAAGGAGTACGTGCCTGATGTATTCACG